AATCCAGTTATCCTATACATACTGCTAAAAGTTCATTTTCATCTGTTCCACTTCCCCCAACAAGTTTAGCAGATGAACCACCAACACTTAAATCCACTTCCACTGCATATCGTAATGAAACAGTTGTTTTTGATGCACACACGATGGGAACACTTACACTACAGTTAGCAGTTTGTGATTCTTGAATAATTGCACCTTGAAGCGGTGCAAATAATGTTTGTCTTTGGATTGAGTTAGTTAAATTGTTGTTGTATATAAAAAAACTTGCAAAACCTGTGGAAAAATCTGCACCTATTCCTGTTTGGAAATTAACTTGTCCTGTAAGTGTCCATACTCCAGTAGGTAAATCCATCTGAACTATTGTTCCAGTATTATTCCCATTTATCATGTCTATATTTGACGCTAATTTTGTGCTAATAACTTGTCCTATCTGACCACGTGAAGAAACTAATGAACTACTTTGTGCTGACATCGTATATATAATATATTAATATATTATTTTATCGCTCTAATCCAGAATAAATCCAGTTATCCAATACATGCTGCTAAAAGTTCATTTTGAGTTGTTCCCCCTCCACCAAGCAGTGTAGCAAATGAACCTGCAACACTTAAATCCACAGTCACTCCATATCGTAATGAAACAGTTGTTGTTGATGCACACACGATGGAAACACTTAAACTACAGTACGAACTTTGTGCTTCTTGAATAATTTCATCTTGAAGCGGTGCAAATAATGTTTGTTGTTGTATTGGGTCATTTAAATCGTCGTTGTATATAGAAAAATCGGCGTAACCTGCGGAATAATCTGCACCTATTCCTGATTGAAAATTAACTTGTGCGGTAAGTATCCATACTCCAGTAGGTAAATCTATCTGAACTATTGTTCCACTGCTGTTTCCGTTTGGCATGTTTATATCTGACCCTAATTTTTTGCTAATAACTTGTCCTATCTGACCACGTGAAGAAACTAATGAACTACTTTGTGCTGACATCGTATATATAATATACACTGATATTTTCCCTAAAATAGTTTATAAACCTATTTTTATCGCTCTTAATTTCACTGAAGTAACTGTAAGTGCTGCTCCAGTGCTACTACCTTTTACTCCAATATATTGCACTGATATTACAGTTACTGGTGCAGTGAATGAAATGTTTGCAGTAATCGTTGTTGTTGCTGATGCAGTATAATCTAATACTGCAGTTTGAGAGAACTGAATTGCTGCCCCATTTGGTTCGTTTCCATAATATATATCAAGTTGATCAATAGTAGTTCCTGCACTAACAGTCAAAGTTATTTCACCATTACAACTATACACACCATCATTAAGAGTAAGTGAAGCACAATCTGTTGCTGGAATTCCAACAGGTATAGTTGCAGATAATGGTGTTGTTGTTAAAAATCCTTGTCCTACAAAGCAGTTTATTACACGATTACTGACTTTATCTGGAAATGAATATTGCGATATTACACTCATAATATATAATAACTTTATAAAAAATTTATTATATTATCAGAAAGAATATTACTAAATGTTTAGTATGCTGATTTAGAACAAGACAATGAAACACTATCAATTGTTCCTGCAACAACACCAATTGTGCCACTTACACCAACATACAAAGTAGTTGCAGCAGAAATAGAAACAGTTGATGTAATTCTTGCGATAAAAGGGGTAGCAGCAGAAGCAGTTAATGCAATGATTTTCGTTTCTTGACCAAGTATTGATGCAGCAGCAGCAGCACTTGAAAGATAGATAGCAAGGTCGCTAACAGTACCAGTATTAGCGACTGTTAGACTAATTTGTGACTCTACCGAATATACACCTGCTTGAAGTGTAACTGAAACACAGTCAAGGGGTGCAGAACCGACTGGTAGTGTAGCACTCAATGCTGTTGATGAACTGAATTCTTGACCTACACCGCCTGAAAGAATGGTTGAAGGAATACCTGCACTTGGGAATGTGTATTGGGAAATTGCACTCATGATATTATATAATATACAAAGATAAAATAATTATGCTAAACACTTCTAAATTATTTTATTTTCAAAGTTGTTAAATATTCTAAAGGAACAAAAAAATAGTCTGTCATATCTTCTTCTTTATTAATTCTACTATAAGGTTTTCTCTCAAATGTATCAAATACATGTTTTTCATATTTCAAATAACATATTTGGTCAGTAAAATTAAAAACGAATATTTGTTGTTTATCCGAAGAAATTACTTTATTGCATGTTAATAATGTGGTTGGATATTGAGTTTTCCTATTTTTTCGTGATTTTAATTCATAAAGATTCTTATCATCTTCAAAATCCCATTTACAGTATCTTTCTGGGGTTGCCTTCATATTCGGACTATCAAAATAATCTTTAAGAATATCAAAGATAATCTCTTGTTGTTTTGTTCCGTATGAATAATCCTGATGGTATGTAATGCTTCTAAAGTGTGGATTACTTTGTATTGTAGATGTCATTATATATAATCTAATATTAGATTATATTTTCCTAAATATCAACGCATTTGATTTAAAATTTTTATTTTATCTGTATAATATATAAATATGTCACATACAGATATTGGATCTTTAACCGCTAATCAATACCAAGATATTAAAATACGTGAAAAACAATTCCTTACAGATTCGGATTTAAGACGTTTTTTTCCAGATAACAAAGACCCAAAACCAATTATTAAATATTCAGATTTAGCAAAAGTTAAGTCTATTTATGAGTTACTTCCAAACGATAAAGATTTTAAAGTTATTTTAATTGAAAGTAGATACAACACTGGGCATTGGGTTAGTATTTCAAGAAATGGAAAATATATTTATTTTTTTGATTCGTATAGCAATAAACCTGATGGACAGTTAAGATACATTAAATCATTTTGGAGAAAAATGCTTGGTCAAGACGAGACTTATTTAACGAAATTATTACAACCTGCATTATTAAAGGGTAGAAAAGTCTTGTACAATAAAAATAGATTACAGTCTCTCAAATCTGGTTCTGGAACTTGTGGTAGATGGGTAATCTTATGGTTACTAATGAATCTTCAACTGGGGTATTCATTAGATGAATTTGAAGAATTTATTGATAAAAATAAAGAAAAACTTGGTTTAACACGTGATGAGTTAATTACACATTTTGTAAAATAGTTAAAATGCTTGGTTAAACTCAAAACAATCTTCCGAAACTACACCTGTTGTTAATGCATATTCCGTAGTTAATCTCTCAAAGAAATTCGTTTTACCTTCCAGACTGATCATTTCCATAAAGTCAAAAGGATTTCTCTCATTGAATATTTTTTCGTAACCTAATTGCACCATTAATCTGTCAGCAATAAATTCTATATATTTACTCATATTTATAGAATTCATACCTATAATCCTACACGGTAATGCTTCAATAATGAATTCCTTTTCTATTTTTACTGCTTCTCTCATCATCTCTATTACTTTAATTGTGGGAACTTTATGTTTTACTTGACTGTAAAGATAACATGCAAATTCTGTATGTAATGCTTCATCTCTTGAAATAAATTCATTAGATGCTGTTAATGTCTGCATTATACCACGTTTTTTTAAATAGAAAATACTGCAGAACGCACCACTAAAAAATAGTCCTTCAACAATCGCAAACGCAATTAACCTTGTACCAAAAGATGCATTAATAGATTCTATCCATTTTATTGCCCAATCTGCTTTTTTTTTGATACACGGAAATGATTCTATTGCATTAAATAACTTATGTTTCTCTCGTTTATCAGTTATGTAAGTATCAATTAGTAAAGAATATGTTTGACTGTGTATTGACTCCATCGCCATTTGGAAACTATAAAATGCACGTATTTCAGGCATTTCCATCTCTCTGAAAAATCGTAATCCCAAATTCTCTATTACTATTCCATCTGATGAAGAAAAAAATGCTAATATCATTTTTATGAAGTGTTGTTCATCTTTATTTAGTGTATTCCAATCATTCAGGTCTTTACTTATTTGTAATTCTTCTGCTCTCCAAAAACTGGTTATTGCTTTTTGATAAAATTCATATACTTTATTGTCTTGCACTGGAAAGAAGGTGTATTTATTTGTTTGTGCTTGTAATAATGGTTCATCTTCTAAAATATTCTCCATAATAAAATATGTATATATAATAAATATAGAAAATGGAATTGGAAGATTATTCTAACCCTGATGCTGTACTCAAGAAAGCAAAACAAATTTTTGGAAAAGATTTCTTACTTTTAAGGTCACGAAGAAAGAATAAGAAATATGCAACTATTGACCCCAATACTGGGAAACTTGTTAATTTCGGACAATTAGGTTCCCAAGACTGGACTAAACACCGTGACCCAAACCGTCGCAAAGCATTCTTAAATAGAAACAAAAGATGGAAAGATGCATATGAATACTCACCTGCATTTTTATCATATCATCTACTTTGGTAGAACCGTCTTTTTTGGCGGTTTTGACCCTTTTTCACCTTTATATGACATTTTCTTTTCTTTTTTTCGTGTAAAGGGAAAAATAGGTCAAAACCGCCTAAAATCACGGTTCTGCTTTCTAACGCTCCGCTCCAAGTATTTTCAGATACCAACGATACCAGTCATCTTACATTGACGCTCACCTGCTGGTGCAAATGGATATGAATACTCTGATGCATGTATTGACTTGTATGCATCTGGTTTTCCTTGTATAAATTCTGCGTGGTTCCTTTTTAGTATTGGTTTTGCTATTTCTATTTTTGGTCTCTCAAAATAATATTGTGTAATATGGTTATACAATACTATAACCCACTTTGTCACAAATTCAAACATTTTATACTTATACATTATAAATTATAATTAGATTAATTTTATGTAACTCTAACATCACAATTTTCTAAATCTTTTGTCTCATCAAGTGAAACATTGAAAAATTGTTGTGATTTATGTAATCCGAATAATTGCGTCAAACTTATTGATGATTGTTCCTTATCTGGGGTATCTGGTGTTTTAGTACCGTCTGAACCATCTTTCATTCTAATAAAATCTGGTATCTTCGTTATCGTATCAACTTTTAATCTTTTATGCATCAATATCTCTCCTTCTTTTAATTTAGTATAGTATGAATACTTTTTATTCAAATACGTGTTTCCATCCTCACCACGTTGCTCTCTAGGTACGTG